ACGGCTGGTTTCGCGGTGGTGTTCTGCGCCACGGCGGTCTGCTGGGGTTTATCAACGGGCATTCCGGGGCAAACCTCATACTCTCAGGTCGCATGCCCGATCTTGAAACCGCAATCGACGATCCGAGTACCACCCCGACGGTCGATATCGCACCCGGCTGCGATCTGCGTCGTGACACCTGTAATGCCAAGTTCTCCAACCTCCTGAACTTTGGTGGCTTTCCCGACATCCCGGGCCGAAATCCCTTCGGCGGTTCCAGCATAATCTAGCGCAACTTGCGCAAGCCTGCGTCGTAGTCGACGCAGGTAACCAAGGCACATCCCCCATGGTCTGGAATTTCATCGTCCAGATCGTCGTCAGCCTGGTGCTGACGGCGATCTCCTATGCGCTGTCGCCAAAGCCTAAAAACACTCCGCCCAAGGCGGCTGGCCTCGATGATTTCAACCTGCCGACGGCTGAAGAAGGCCGCCCTATCCCGGTGGTGTTTGGCACCGTTCTGCTGCGCGGCCCAAACGTGGTCTGGGCCGGGGATCTCAAAGTTGATCCGATCCGCAAATCCGGAGGCAAGAAATGAACGAACATTACGCCACGACACCGAAGATCGCAGGGCAGAAAATCCCAGGCCAAAAGATCATCGTGACCGTTCAGGACCTGCGCGCCGCCAGGCTCTGTTTTCAGGGATCGCGGCCCTGGCTTGCCCGGCACGGCCTCAGCTGGCAGGAGTTTCTGGCCAATGGCATTGAAGCAGAGACGCTGGAAGCCACCGGCGATGCACTGGCAATGCGGGTGGTCGCTCAGGCACGAGCCCGGGTAGCAAGACAGGACAGTTGCGATGGGTAGCCGATCCTCAAGCACCCAGACCGTCGGCTACCGCTATTCACTGGGTGCACATCTTGCGCTCTGTCACGGACCGGTCGATGCCATCCGGGAAATCCTCGTTGATGACAAAACCGCCTGGTCCATTGGCGAAGGGGCTGCGCCGGTTGCAGGTACCGGTGTTGGCGCGGTTCAGAGCTTTGGGACCTTCAACAGTGTTTCGGGGTTCCCGGCTGACGAGAAGGGTACCTATGCCTATGTGCTCATCCAAGGCCCCGGCGCGCCAACCGGGCTGTCGATCGGCCAGGGCCTGACCCTCGATCTGTTGACCGATGGCACCTCCCGGACGATTACCGTGCACGCAATCGCCAATGATGGCGAAGGAGGTTTGACCACCCTGCATGTCTTACCCCGAACCGTGTCCTTCGCGCTGCAAAGCGTTACCTTCACGTCAGCCGATCCCGCTGAAGCCCCCGCGCCGGAACCCGAGGCTGAGACACCCGTCACCAACCGGATCCGGATCAACAAGCCGGACCTGTTTGGTGGGGAAAGCCGCGAAGGGGGCATTATCGGCGACATCGATATCCTGATGGGGGCACCTGATCAGGGGCAGAACGACTATCTTGCCGCCCGCGCCGGGGCGAATGTTCCAGGTTATCGCGGGCTCTGCTCACTGGTGCTGCGGCAGGTCTATCTTGGCCTGAACCCTTACCTCAAGCCATGGGCTGTGCGACTGACCCGGGTTCTGAAGGCAGAAGATGGGACCGAGCAATGGTATCCCGAGAAAGCACAGATCATATCTGCCGCCCGCATCGGCGATGCGGCGATCTACATCGCCATGGATACCTCGGGTTCCATGTCAGGGAGCCGAATGGCAGCCCAGATGGCCGCCGTCTCGACCCTGATTGCCGAGATTGGCGAGAATGCGAACGCCCCGAATGACATCGAGATCGTCACCTACAACGCCACCGTCACCGGCAGTATCACCCGCCGCAATGCAGATGCAGCCGCCTATGGCGAGCTGAAGGCCTGGGTCGATGGGCTTTCCACCGCCACCGCTTTTGGCACCAGCTTCGGGGCCGCTGTCAGTCAGGCCAGTGCTTTCTTTGCTGGCGCAGGCAGCAAACGCCGGGTCCTGATCTTCGTGACGGATGGTGCGCCAAGTCCGGCCTCCACCCTGAACACAGCCATTACGACATTGGCGGGGATTTCAGCTGTCGATGTTTTTGCTTTCAACATCGCTCTGCCCGACACCAGTTACACTGCCCAACTGGACAACACCCCGGTTGATGGCGTGCCCGTTGTCCCGGCGGGCGACGCAGACGCGCTGGTGGCCTCGATACGTGCCGCCTTCGGGCGCGGCCCGGATATGAACCCGGCGCACATCATTCGCGAATGCCTGGCCAATTCTGCCTGGGGGCTGGGCTATGGAGATGCGGATATCGGTACCAGTTTTACCGGCGCAGCCGACACACTGTTCACCGAAGGCTTTGGCTTGTCCTTGCTCTGGCAGCGCGAAGCCACCATTGAGGATTTCATCGCCGACATTCTCAGCCACATCGATGCCTATCTCTATGTCGATCGTCGATCCGGCCGCTGGGAATTGCGCCTGATCCGCGATGATTTTGACCCTGCAACCCTGCAGGTGTTTGACGAGAGCAACGTCATTGATTGGGGCGAGTTGGGTCGTCGCGAGGTGGCGGATCAGATCAACAGCGCCACGGTGAAGTTCTCCGATGTGCGCACTGACCAGACCGGATCGGTCAGTGTTACCGATACCGCCCTGGTGCAGCTGATGGGTCAGGTGATCAGCACCACCGTGGATTATCCCGGTATCCGCTTTGAAAGCCTTGCCGTGCGTGTGGCGGAACGGGATCTGCGCGGATTGTCAGCCCCGTTGCTCTCGGGTGAGATCACGGTCTCCCGCGCAGGGGCCGATCTTGATCCTGGCGATGTCATCATTCTCGACAGTGCCCGCAAGGGCCTCGACGGGCTTGTCGTCCGGGTTGTAGAGATCGATCATGGGGATGGGCGCGCCAACGGGGTGCGCCTGCGCATTGTCGAGGATGTGTTTTCCCTTGGAGACACCGCTCTGATTGGCGGTGAGACCAGCGACCCGGCACCGTTGATTGCACCGCCCAAACCACTGGCCCGCCGCATGGTGCAGGAAGCGCCGTACTGGTTACTGGTGCAGGAACTGGGCCATAGCCAGGCAGATACCTTTCTCGAGGAGGATCCGGATTCCGGAACGGTGCTGGCCTCTGGCGAACGCCCGTCATCGGACGCTCTCTCAGCGCAGGTCTGGATTGATCCGGGTACGGGATATGCACTGGAAGAACCGGTTGAGTTTGTACCCACTGCGTTGCTGGCGACCGATATCAGCGATGATCCGACCGAACGTGATCTTGCCGTCAGCGACTGGACCGGTCTGGAAGACCTGGCCACCGGCACCCTCGCGGCCATCGGTGACGAGTTTGTCCGCATCGACGGAATCAGCGCCACTTCGATCACTGTCGGGCGTGGATGTCTTGATACACTTCCCATGATCCATCTCGCTGGAACCCCTGTGATCTGCTGGCAGCACATGGCCAATGCCACCGCATCGCAGTTTGCCGCCGGGGAGAACATTGCGGTGAAGATGCTGCCCCAGACCGGATTTGGCACCCTGCCACTGGCGCATACCCCGGAAGATCAGGTTGTTATGGCCAGCCGGGCGATCCGACCGCTGCCACCGGGCAATGTCCGTGGTGATGGTCTGTTTGTGCAAATGCTGTCGGGCACCGAAGCCACACTGAGCTGGGCACATCGCGACCGGCTGTCTCAGACCAGTGGCGTGTTCGATGACTATACCGGCCCGGATATCGGGCCGGAACCGGGTATCGCCTATGAAGTCCGCATTCACTGGGTTGATGTTGACACTGAGGAAACGCTGGAACCTGCAGCTGCCGTGATCAATGTTGCGCAGGCAACATCACTCACCCTCACCGATGCCGATTATCCACTACCGCCAATCGGCGTGGAAATGGCGGCCATTCGCGTGCGTGCCGTGCGGAATGGTTATGAGGACCGGGCGTTTCGCGAGTACCGCGTTCTCATGGGCGGCAAGGTTCAGATCACCGATCAGGAATTGACCATCTTCTTCTCGGGCCAGGGCGTCGACATAACCGCCCAGGACCTGATCCTGGACCACACCGGTCCCGGCGTGGACCTCACGCATCAGGGCCTGATCCTCAGCTTCGAGCCCCCAGAGATGGGTGTCATCGCGCAGGAACTGGTGATCGAGATGAACCCGTAAGAAGCCCTGAGACCACCCCAATTGCAGGAAGACACCCATGACCGACTATCTGATCACCAACAGCGCTGCCATTCTCGGTGGCACCGAAGACGCCTCTGTCGCAGGCAGCTTCGATCCGCTCTATGCTGATCACGCGCTGCGCTTTGATGAGGCCAGTGCCGCCAGCATAGCCCTGCCAGCCCTCAACGATCTCTGGATCCGGGCCGACTGCTATTATGACGACTTCGATCTCACCTCCAATGGTGATGGTAATTTCTGGACCGTGGCGATCCCCAACGTCGACATCGTCATGGTGGATTTCACCAATGGCTCCAAAACTCTGGACTACGCCAGCGGTAGTTTCACATCACCCTCACAGTCCGGGCCGCCCGTCACCGGCATCCCGGATGCGCAGCTTTTCACTCTTGATGTGCATATCGAGACCGGCGTGGCGGTGAACGGCAACACCGATGATTTTCGCGTGACGTTCTATGTGGACCTGAGTCTCATTGGGCAGATTCTGTCCAAGAACAATAATCTGAACGGTGCACCGCCAGTGCGGTTTGATTTCGGCGGCACAGATTTTCTCGATGGCAACGAGCGGTTCTTTCTCTCCAACGTGCTGGTCTCGGATCAGGACACGCGCGGGCGGCGGTTCCGCATTCTGCGGCCCACGGGCGCAGGCGCCCTGGCAACGGCCGAGGGCGGCCACAGTGAACTTGGCGACGGCGATCCCGCCACCTTTGCCTATGCCCGGGCCGCCGGGGATGCGGTAACCTCTACCCTGACCCCGGGTGCGTCCCCGCCCGGCACTATCGGCAAGATCATCCTCGCCAGCTATGCCCGCAACGCCGTGGAAACACCGAACCCGGCCACGGTTGTGAACCGCCTGCGCATCGCCAGCACCGACTATGATGCCACCGGCCTGTCGCCCGCAAGTGGTTCAACCGAAGCGCTGCGCTCTGAATGGGCATTAAACCCCGCAACCGGCGTACCCTGGACATGGGCCGATCTTGCCAGCCTCGAGATCGGCTTCATGGGCGACGCCTGAGGGGGGCGACCCTTGCGAAGGGTGCGACCCCAGCACCTGACAAAAAACAACACTGAGAAAGACGCGCCCATGTCACCACCCACCCGCGAGGGCACCAATCTGCGCATTCCCGAGGCCGAGTTCGAGGCAATGATGGCTCGGGCTGCCAAGGCTGGGGCCCGGCAAGCCCTGACCGATGTTGGCCTTGATGGCAAGGATGCGGCCCTCGATATCCGGGACCTCCGCTCACTGCTGGACTGCGTCCGCTTTGTGCGCCGCACCGCTGTGCAGACAACAGTGCATCTGATCACCACGGGGCTCATTCTTGCCATGCTGGCAGGCGTGGCCCTGAAGCTGAAGATATTCGGCGGCGGGCCCTGATCGGCGCGTTCCGAACCGCTCGCACCAATCCCCAAACTGACAACCTGATCCAACCCGCCATCCGGTGGGTTTTTCCCTTTGGAGGACACCATGACAACCACATTCTATAACCATTGGCGCGATGTGCCGGACACCGCCTGGCGCTGGCCCAACTTCTCACCCGCCGAGATTGCCTGCCGGGGGACAGGCAAGCTGCTGAACAACGAAGCCGCGCTCGACAAGCTGCAGGCCCTGCGTGACCGCCTAGACAAACCGCTGATCGTCCGCTCTGCCTATCGCAGCCTGGAACATAACCGGGCGGTCGGTGGCGCGAAACGCTCAAAACACCTGATCGCGGCAGCTTTTGATATCGCCATGGAGAACCACGATCCGGTGGCCTTCGAGGCGGCGGCGCGGGAGGTCGGGTTTCTGGGATTTGGCTTTTATCCGCGCTCAAACTTCATGCATGTGGATCTGGGGCCAGCCCGGCACTGGGGGCAGAAGTTTCCGGTGCAAGAAACGGCATTCACTGTTAAGCCGCAGCACGCGCGAGAGGTTCTGGCCGAAAGCCGAACCATGAAAGGTGGTGGGGCTGCAGGTTTGGCGACTCTGGGCGCAGCTGGCGTCGAGGTGGTGCAGAACGTTCTGAATGAGACGCAAACGGCCATCCTGCCGCTGGTGCCGTATCTCGATACCCTGCGCTGGGTGTTTATTGCAGTGGCGCTGATTGGCGTCAGTGTAACAATCTATGCCCGTTGGGATGACTGGCGCAAAGGAAGGCGCTGATGGGCGCGTTGATCGCATGGTTCACCGGCAGCTGGTTCGCGTTGGCTATCGGGAAATGGGCTGCGATCGGGCTCACAGTATTGCTGTTTCTGCTGTCCTTGCGCCGCTCAGGTGAGCGTGCCGGGCGGCTGGCGGAACGACTGGAAAACACGGAGAATGCGAATGAAATTCGGCGCAGGATGCTCGAGGTCGCAAGCCATCGTCCTCGTGATCGGGATAAGTTGGTTCAGCGCCTGCGGGATGGGAAGTTCTGAGAGGGTTGTCGGGGTGTGCCTGCCGGTGGTGGAGTACAGCCAGGCAGAACAGGCGCTGGCGGCGAAGGAATTGACGTTGCAACCAGATGGATCAGCCATCGTCGAGATGATGGGCGACTACGCCGTGATGCGGGAGCAGGCTCACGTTTGCCTCTGATGCAATTCGGAACCACAACCCGTGGGCGAAGGGTGCTTCTTCCTTGTTCTGTGAGATGAACCGGACGTTCGAGCATACTGCGGCGAAGGTGCCGGAAGAGCCCAGAGCAGCCGTCTAGCTAAAGTGCAGCATTCGGTACTTTAGGGCGGATTGCTGACTTTCTCCGCAAGCGCGAACCAACTATGCCGAGACGTCGGGAGCCGACATTCAGGCAACCCTGAAACGGCGTAATTCTCTGCACCGCCGCAAGGCGGGTCAGAGCCCGTTGCGTCGTTCCAACTTATAAGAATTGATCGGGAACGTCGTCTTTTGAGATGGCGGTTGTCCAAGGGAATCTGCTGTCTGTTTCTGGCGTATCTGACCAAGTGAGGTGAACGACAAATGCCGACTTGGCCTCATCTGGCTCTGCTACGAGAATGTCGTCCGATCCGCGATTAGCGGCCAAGGCCCCTAGATTATCAATAACTTCGAAAAGTCGATGTGCTTGTCCGACTTCCCTCTTCAGTTGCTTAGTGAGTTGTTTTGCACGATTGCTCTTGAGAGGTTCCCAGCTAGACCAGTTGATTTCACCATTCTTTGACATACCCTGAGTTTACGCCCCGGGCGTATTTCAATCAACGGCGGTTTTGTCCGCATGTCGGTCACTCGCCTTTCGAAAATGCTGCACGGCGCACGAATGGCAGATCTGGTGAAGCTGCAGCGCGGCACCAAACCGGCTGGCCAGCGGCGGCAATGGGCCGCAAGCGCCAGTTGAGCCAAGAACAGCGAAGGATCAGAAGTCCATAACTTGGTCGCCGCGGTCTCCGCA